TTTGGGTAAATGGGGGTGCCCCTTAAACAAATTTTTATCTTAATCTTCGTAAGTCCTTTATAATTACAGTAATAAAAATGCAAAAAAAAAAAAAAAAAAAACCAGGTTTTTAGGCCCGGTTTTGTCAGAAAAACGTGCTACTTTTTGTGACAAAAATCAGTCGCGTCTGACTGGGTGGGATTCGATGAAGGCATCCCGTTCGCGGATGAAGTCAGATGTGGGCCGCCCATACGCCAGGCTCGCGGCCTGTGCAAGTTCGGTCTGCTGGTCTTCGGACAATTTCACCGGGTTTGTGTCCGCTTTCTTTTTTGATTTGTGTTCGCTCATGGTGCTACTCTCGTTTATTGGCCGGCAGTTGTCAAGCCCAATTCGGCAGCCTGAGCGCTGGGCTTCGTTTTCTCCCGGCGCTGGGTCGCAGCAAGCCGCTGCTCGATGCCCTGGCGGAGCATCGGGACTTTCTGGATTTCCCGGCGATAGTCGCCCAGGTCGAGCGGTGCCCAGCCGTTGTTGTGGTAGTTCTCCTTTTCGGCGAACCACAAACCGCCCTGGAGAGCATCAGCATCAATGCCCAGCTTATCGGCGGCAGCGCGGAAGGCTTTTTGACTGAAAGCAAAATCCTCATCGCTTACTCCGGTCTCATTCTTCGGCAGGAGCCGCCAGCGTTTATGTAAGCCCTCGTAACCAAGCCGGCGCATAGTTCGAGCGGCCCACATATCAATAGTAGCTTCGTGGCCGGTGCCGAGAAGATTTTCCAAAAAGTTTTTAACCTTCGGCCCCTCGTTGGTCGAGAGCCATCGGTTAGTGAGCACGTCGAGAATCGCCATCGAACGAGTGCCGTAAAGCTGTCCGTTTGACTGGCGCGGCTGAAGGTCATGGGCTTGCACCCAGGCACCGAGCCACGTTCCAGGGCCGGCGTTCTCCGGGACATCTTTTATTTGCCCGCGGGTCACGCGCGCCTTAAACCATCGTTCCAGGGTTCCGTTTTCCAACATACGCACGCCTTGGATATACTTCTTCAACGTGTCGGAAAATTTGCCTTTTTTATACATTTCGAGAGCATCGTGTGCGAAGGCGAAATTCACCGTTGGATTGTTCCGGGGACTGGTCGCGGCCAGGAGTTGCCCCATCAATTCGGAATGGTTTCCAAAAGTCTTTCGGAGCAACGGAGTGAATTCGGAATACCACTTCAGGCCCGATTGGAAACTCGGATTCGCTTCGTGCTTTTTCACTTCAGCGACCAGCTTGTCGGCGAAAGCGTTCACCGCGGCCTTCTCGTCTCCAGCTTTCTTGTAGAGCGGAGATTTTACGATGTCGAATCCCATTTTGACCGGGGCAATCTGGTCTTTGCCGGATTTCAAGACAACTGCTTCAGGCCAATGCGCCTGCGCTTCTGATGCTGTCATCTTTTCAATGGACGGAAACTCCTGGGCATCGCCGCCGCCCAAAAGTTGCTGATGGGCACCAGGAGAAAAAGAACGCTGTGACCCGCCTTCTGCCGACTCCGGCAGATTGCGCGCACGTTTAATCAAGCCGGGGCCTTTGGCCGCAGAAGTCGGGATGGTCGGCGCTTTCACTTCGCCTACAATCTCCCGGATTTTTTGCTCCGGTCTGTCTGCATCAAAAACTCTTCCACTGGCGGAGTCCACCAGGTTGCCGTCTTTATCTAAAAGGTTCACACGCAAATGGTCAATGTCATCAGCATGAGTGACCAGTTTCTTTGTCGTAGGGACTTTTTGCTTATCCCAGGCCGCAACATTGGACTCCACAGCAACCTGGCCGCTCTTATTACGGATACGCACAAAGCCAGCGGTAAGGGCCTTTAGGCGGTCAGCCAAATCAGCCTGGGAGCCGGGCACGAAGTCGGTGCCGAATTGCTTGTTATACTGCTCGGCATTTGCTGCCAGGTCGTGCTCATGGAAGTTTTCAGCGAGTGGCTTCACTTTTCCATTGGGGAGCACCCAGGAAGTCAGTTTGCTCTCGCCCGGCGAGAACTGGGCGACCCCCTGCTCCAGCACAGACTTCTTCATCTCTGGAGTAATCTCCAGGGAATGGACGGCCATGCTTGGCTGTTTGTCCCCTAAATAGTAAGTAGTCGCGTGCCTGTCATTTTCATTCTCAGCGGCTAGCAAGTCCCGATAAGACTTCAAAAGGGTCTCGCCCGCCACATCCTTGAAGGTAGCGTAGATTTCTCCGCCTCCGTCCAGTATCCTGACTGCTGTGGCACGGTGGGTAAAAGGCACATTAAACGAGGCATCGTGTTCTCCGGGTATCCTACGGTCTTTCACCTGGACACCGAATTTTTTACCAAACTTATTTGCATAGTCGGTTAGAATTTTGTCGTAGAAACCCAACATGCCTTTACCGCCAAATTCCAAATCCAGACCTGTATATTCCTTATACTGCTCCGTCTGTGCGGCAATTTTTTCCGCCAGGTCTTTGCCGACAAAATCGGCAACGCTACTCGGCTCCACAGCCTGGGAAATTACAAGAGGATAATCTGGAGCCGGCCCCAAAGCGTTCAATCCTACCGTGCCGTCTTTTAGCTTCGACACACACAATTCAGAAATGTGTTTGCTCAAATCGTAGCGTCTGGCCTGCTGCTCGCCGGTAGTCCATCCGAACCAGTCTTTATTGTCTTCGGCGGCCATACGGATGAGCCGGCGAATAATCATCTCGTGCCAGGATGTCTTGTAGGGGGCGTCCGGGATTGTAGAAGAAGCTGCCTCGTGAATCTCGTCCAGCCGTTGAACCACTTTTTCGAGTCGCGCATCAGCGGCCCGCAGGTCACTGGATAATTGAATCCATACCGGGGAGCCGGGATACTGCTTTTGAATCTTCCGGGACATCACACGAATCTGGTCGTTCAGCTTATCGCGCTCAATAGCGAGCTTCCCGTATTCCGCTTTTGCAGTAGGAGTCGAGTAGCCTTCTTTACGGCCCCGTTTGTGCAAGTCGCTTTGAGCTTCTTCCATGAAGAGACCGGGCTTGCCATCAGTGTCCACCCGGTCATTTACGCGCGTGTGGGCGACTATCCCACCCTCGTTCCAATGTGTAGAAACGAAAGGCCGATTTTCGGCAAGTGGAAAGTCAGTCGAACCACCATATTTGATAATGGCGTCATCTAATTGATGTGGCACCGGACTATCGAATTTAACTTCAAGAGTGCCATCGGTTTGTCCATAATCAAGATGTTCAAAACCTTGTGCAGCGACTTCACCCAGAAACTCCTCCACCGAACGCTGGTCAGGGAATCGAATCAGTGTGCCAGTCGGGAGATGGGCCTTTGTTCGGAGCATCGCATCTTCCGACATACCCAGCAACTCTGCCAGGCGCGGTCGTAGGCTGTCTTTATTCTGGTCAGATGCTTCTTCCCAACCCGCTTCTCCAGCGTCAATCTTCTTTTGGTTTTCGGCTATCTGCCGGCGAAGGTCTTCAACTTCCTGGGACTGCGGGCGTGCATCCGGCAACTGGAATAAAATCTCACGATAGTTTTCACCACCGGGTAGCTGATAATCTTCATGGCGTGTGTCAGATTCAGAAATCTCGGAAGGCGCGTAGTCCATGCCCCAGTCCTTCAGGGCTTCCAGGTCGTCGCCACTTTTAACCCTACGACCGGAATCGGCGCGATAAAGGGAATAAAGTCCGTTGCCCTGACCGTCTTTCTCGATATGCGCGTAGTCTTCACCTGTCTCATTGCTCAACAGGCTCCATCGTTCGTGGTCATCGTTGTCGCCCGTGACTTCTTCCCAGTAGGGTTTCTGAGCGTATTTTTGAGTGCCTTTGGTAATTTCAGTCAGCTTAAATTGATTCGCCTTCAGGTAGTCGTCAACTTCCTGTCGGGTCACGCGGCCCTTGCCTCTCAAAAAGTCATCGAGACCGCTCCATTTCAACTCATCGGCCTTCACACCGTTCTGCGGATTTCGCAGGATGGCCGCGAGTTGGGCAGCCGGCATCGCCTTACCGGGAAATTTGTCAGCCACAACTTTTGAGAGTTGCGAGTAGAATGGGTCGGCGCTCCGCCCGGTCTCTTCGTCACCAGGAGAGAAGACTTTGCGCGGTGTCTCGGTCGTAGAGAAGTCGGAATTCAAATCGCCGATGTTCTTGACCAGCGAGTCAAGTTTTCCGGCATCATCAGACGCAGCATAGCCCTTGAAATTGCCGCTGTCCCAGTATTGAGTGACGTTAGCAAAATGTTTTTTTAGAGTCTTTTCCAGGTCGGTGTCACTGACCATGTTGTCGAGCATCCCGACCGCTTTCACTTCAGCCTTGGACTGCTGGAACCCTACGCGGCTTTCCTTGGCCTTCAATTCATCATTGGAAAAATACTTTGCCTTGAAGTCCCGGTCTTTTTTGACTTCGTTCGCTTTCCACCGGGGAGTGAGCACCTTCTCGGCGGTCACAAAGACACCATCCGGCGCGAGCATCCGTTTTACTTCACCGATTTGCGCGTCACGGTCTTTGTCAATGAATTGAAAGCCCATGTCTTCGTGAATTACATCATAGGCTTGGGCCGGATTGTGTGCAGGAAACTCTTTCCCGTTTTCCTCAAACCCGTTCAAAAACGAATCGGTCGTAGGCGTAGCTCCGGGCACCTGGGAGATGCGATTGAAGTCCGCGGTCATCTGGTCGTTAGGCTCCAGGTTGACCGTGGTGATTTTTCCATCTGACAACGCACTGATGGTCTTGCCGAAATACCCCTCACTGGAGGCGATGTCCAGGACGCGAGCGCCTTCAGGATAGGTTTTTAGGATACCATCAGCGACTTTTACAAGCTGCTCGTGGCGCGCGGGGATTGATTTGGCGATGTGGTCGGAAAAATTGCCTCGATGGTTCTCCATCTCTGCGGCGACTTTACCGGCGGAACCCTTCAAAGGAATCACCGGCTCGAATGGAACATCCGACTTGCCGAACTTGCCGGCAGCCACATCAGAAAAGAATTTGTCGAATTCACGACCGGCGCGCGGCTCCCCGGTCGTAGCTGCGATAAATTCTTTCGGCACCAGGGTAGCTTTTTGCTCTGCAAAAGGCCGCTCGGTCGGAGACACATACGCTGCTTCACCGGGTTTGGGGACATTCCCGCCGCCGTCGCGCAAATGAGCGCCAAAATTCACCCAGGAATTTTGAGCCATCGTTTCGACTGCCATCGCGGGCTTGGCTTCCTTGGAATACATTCCGACGTGCGCCAGGAAAGCGTTAAGTTCACCGCGCGGGCCGAAGCTATAACCGTTCTTTGCGTGCCCAAAATAGTCGTGGACGGCCCGGAAGACATCATTGACAACCAAAGGCTTGTCCTTGACTTCAATCCCGGTCGGCGCGAGCATGGGATGCTCTGCGACGTTCTCCGAATTCGCTCCTTGAGTGCCGAAGCCCTGCTCAGTCAGGAAAAACCACAGGTGTTTGTTGTCCCGGACATCGGCACGCATCTCCTCGCTGTTTTTATACGGCTGGCCGGCCTGCTGCCACGGCTCCATTACGACACCAGCGTCAGTAATTGCCTTCCACTGGGCGATAGTCTCTTTTGCAAAAGCACCATAGGCTTTCTTGACCTTCGGGTCGTTTGGCGTATGCTCCGCGGCCTGATACCAGTCAGCGGTCTTCTTTGCCAGGTCTTCATTGACCTGGGCGTAGCCCTCGTGCTGTTTGGTCTTGATACCGGCAGACTTCAGATACTTGTCAGCAACTTCCTGCACGTCAGGATTAGCTTCGGGCGAAAATTGCTTGCCTCTTTCTTCTGTCATCGTCTCATCTTTGCCCAGCACTCCATGCGACCAGGAGCCGTTGACTGGCTTGGCGATGGAAGGGATTTTCTGCCCGCCAAATTCGTAATACTTGTCACCGAACGCAGCGTAATAAGTGGAGCCATCGGGCCGCCGAATCGTAACCAGGCGGTCGCCTTCGGGGAGTTTGGGCATCTCTGCGCCAGGTGAAGCCGGCTTTGTATAATTTATGTCGTAGGAATCAGCTTGTTTCTTCCCGCGCGGCCCCAGGTCAAAGGAAGGTTCCCCCTTCATCTGGAAGGTTCGCTTGGCTATTTTGTAAGCCTCGTTGCGGTCAACGAACCGACCTTTGGTGGTCAAAAAGCCGTGGTCAAAATTGTTTTCAACCTGGGAGTAAGCCGGATTGTCCATCGTTGCCAGGTCTTTCATTGACCGGGCAGTAGGATGGATTTCCCCAGTAGCCAGAGCGTTATCAATCGCATCAGAGTGAACGACGCCACGGTAAATCTTGCCAGTCGGTCTCCAGCGTGACGCGGGAGACTCGATTTTCTCCGGGCCGGGACTGAAATTGAACTTGCCCTTCTCCCATTGCGGGCGAGCCATAATCGGCTGGCTCTCTTTCATGGACTCCAGGCGGTCAACGCGGTAGCTTCGCACGACACCCTGCTTCCCTTCGCCCTTCAGTTTGGGTCGCAGAGGATTGGCTCCCTCATGGAGCGCGTTACGACCGAAGATGGCAGCGTTCAGGACATCCCGCTTCTTGTCGCCGATGTCCGTCGCTCCAGGCTTGCCTTCGGCGTGGTTCTTGAGATAGGTTTGGACATCCTTGAGGGCTTCCGCCTGGTCTCCACCCCATAGTTCCAAGCTGTAATCGCCACGCTTGCGCGCCAATTCGGGCAACACATCATCAACGAGCTTGCCCAGGTCATACAGGCGCACTAGAAGATGCCCCTGCTTGTCCATGAAAAATTCGTAGGGCCGAAGACCTTGTTTCCACTCCGTCACCAGGTCTTCGATGGATGCAATACCGTTCTTGTGGGTCTTGTTATACCATCCCTCGAACTGTGCATCGCCGGCCATCATCTTTTCCAGGGCCGCAGCGCGCTCTTTCATGGAGTTACTGACACTGGGGTCATTGTAAAATTCAGGGCCAAGCTCGCGGCCCCGGCGCTCGGTTTTGCGTTCAAGAGTTTGTCGCAGGGCCATCTTCGGAGACACATCAGTCGCCGGCAGAGGCCGTCCACTGGTAGGATACTTGGCTTCCATCAGCTTGCGCCAATTCTTTTCAATGGCGCGCTGTTCCTTCATGGGCCGAACCTGATACTGACCGGAACCAGGCCGGGTTTCTTTCAAAAAGTCCTGAGCCGTCTGACCATTAAGCGGGAGTTTCTCGCCGCCGATGTCCGCGCGACTCATGCGGATTTCCTGGCGCGCGGCCTTGGTCACACCGGGGATGTAATTGCGCTGGGCCTTGAGCAACTGATAAACTGTCTTGCGCATCTCCGGGTTAGCAGCGACCTGGTTGAAATCAGGAATGACACTTGCCGGGGTCGGCCCCTGGCGCGTTTGCAACCCGATGTCTTTCAATCGTTGCAATAAAGAATTGGAGGATAATTGCGAGATGCCTTTATTCAGCGAGCCTTCAGCCGATGACATCCACTTCGAGCCGCCGAGCGCACTTCTAGCACCTTCCGACAACAACTCACTATAAATCCATTTGTCAGGGTCGGCGGCGTTGAGGGCATCCATCTGTTGGACAGCTTCTTTGACCGCTGCGTCACGCTGGGCCTGGTCTTTTATGCCGGCGGCGTCCAGGCGAGGCCCTTCGAGTTTCGCCATATAGCTCTGTTTCAACTGGTCGAGAGATTGACCGGCTGATTTAACCATACGGTCAATTTGCGCGCGAAGCTCCGGGCGATTGGTGACTTCACTGTCGAAAATAGGATGAAACGCCTCGTGGAAAATCGAACCCCAGGAGTTGGGGCTTTTCGCCAGATGGTCAGCGTTCAAAAAGATTGTGTGACTCGCGGGGTCGTAGTGACCGAACGCACCAGGCTTGGAGCCGACTGCATCCGCAGTCGCATTGTCGAAGAATCGAACCTGGAAAGGTGTTCCCTGGGTATCCGCGGGAATGAGAGAAAGCAAATCCGCGGCAGCGAGCGCCGGCGTATCGGGAATCTTTGAGAGAATCTCCGGGCTGACTCCAGCCTTCAGATTATCACCGACCATGTTCATCAAGCCGGCTGCACGGGATTGATATATTGCCGCTTTGCGGCCTGCAATGGCTCCGTGCAGACCACCAAAGGCACCAAAGCCTGCGATGTTCTGACCGATTTCTTCCGGCTCCTCGCCAGATGCAACACCGAGCGCACCGCCGACCGCACCGGCCTTGGCAGCCGATTTTACAGCCGGGCCTAGCCCCTGAATCTTACCGTAAAGTTCACGCACCGCCGGGATGTCGGCGAGTGTCTTCATCCAATCAGGAGCGTTCGGAGTTTTAGCAGCGAGCAAAAACCGATTGAAGAACGGCCCGACTTGTGGAGTTTGTGCGAGTGTCTGGGCTGCTTCACCAGCCTGCTGAAGTGCCTTGCCGCCGCCTTCCAGGGCAAGAGCAGACTTTGCAACGTGCTCAACACCGGGTAATGCGACACCAGCAACTTCAAGAATTCGACCAGCCTTCTCCGCACCTTCTTCACCGAGGACGGGTTTAAGCGCGGCTCCGGCAGCCGTGACAGGCAATTTACCGAGCTTGCTGACCACTCCCCCGGTCGTGCGCGCAGCACCGCCGGCTGTTTCAACTGCTCGTTCAGCAGCCGTCATGCCTGGTGTAACACCGCCTGCATTGACCGCGCCTTTCATAAGCCCGCGTTCAACACCGCCGGCGACTCGTGACCCCGCAGCCAATTCACCAGCAACAGGGACAGCATATTGAGTCGCCAAAGCACCAAGGGCTGAAACATTGGGCAACGGAGCCGGAGGATTTTTAATCCCCATAGCTGCGGCTGCATCCTGACCGATTGAAGAACGGCTCTCTGCAAGCTCAATGGATTTCTGATTTCGCCAGCGGTCAAAAAGTGCCTGGTCGTTTCCTGTCAACGTGTCCGCGATGTTCAGCGGCAGCGTGGCGTGCTGGTAAAGAAACGGCTTATAGACCATCGAAGCCAAGCCTTTTGCACCACCGCCGAGAGCATCAAGCGCGGTTACACCGGCCTGCTTCAGCGATGGATTTTTCAAAAAGTCTTTCGCGTCCTGTGCAGCGCCGGAAAGATAACCGAGTATCTCCGGGACAGTCTCAGCCACGCCTTTTACTACTCCGATAGCCTTGTCCGTGAGTGTCTGATTTTTATGCTCTTCCCAAAGCAGATTAGCCGCGCCAGAGCCGGTATCCATGTATGGGTCAAAAGTCGGATTCTCGGCCATGTGCTGGCGCACTTCGTCAGCCGATTGAAAGACCTGTTGACCAGGAAATTTTTCCGCGGATGTGGGAGAATCAAGCGGAGTGCCGGGAAAGGTAGAAGCCGCCGGAGTCTCATCCAGCGGCGTCCCAGGAAATTGCATGTCTTCAGCCATAATAGCCAAACTTCATCATACCTGAACCCAGGCCGGTTTTCAAGGTCAAAACACAGGTCGGAAATTATTTGACAATTCTTCCAAAGCTGATTATGGTGAGAGTATGCCTGTCATAATCGCGCTTATAGGATTCGGAGTGCTGGCCTGGTATTGTCACAATCGAGACCAGGAGAACCGTAGCACACCCACCCGACCTGTGATAAAGGCACGTTCAAAAACAATTTCCGGTCTCCAGTCGAAAGACTATTGCATTATGGCGCAGCCTATTGCGCTTTAAGGAGCCATTACACGACAAGGCGCAAAAGAGTGCGCCTTATCACCGGCGGTAGTGCTTTCCATCAGTGCCCTCATAGACTGTCCCCGGCGACAATCCCTGGGCTTCTTTCGGAGAATACTGCTTCGGGCCTCCACTGGCGGGAGCGCCAATTCGGGATGGAATAGATACGTTCCCCAACTGCTGACCGTTTTCATCACCCAGGTAAGGCGCGAGCAAACCTTCCTTGGCGCTCATCGCGTAGTCAAGAGTGTTCTGCACCCGACCGAGCCAGTTGTTCCAGGTCTTCTCGTCATCAGTCAACTTGGGAATCGAATTTGCAAGCGCGCTCCATTCCATCTCGGTCACACGACCAATATGGATTGTGCTCAACTTGTTCAACATGCCCGCAAGATTTTGCATGTCCAATTTCCGTTGGTCGGAATAATCTTTCGGACTGCCGAGCATCGCTTTTGTGCGCGTGATAATACGACCGATTTCGGTGCCGGGAGCACCTTTACTCAATGCCTGACCGTAGGCTTCAGGATTGGTATTTACGACCGTGCGAGCATCGTTCAAAACTGATTGCGCTTCCTGAAGATTTCCCAAATCGGCGATGTGACCGGCCAGGTCAGGAGCCTTCAAATAATCAGGATTATCCCCGACCGTGCCGTCAGGTTTCATAATATAGGGCTGGGGCCGACCGCCGGCTCCGCCCATCAAATCCCGATTGACCCATTCGATACCACCAGGGCCGGCTTTTATAGGAGTCATGCCGCGCATCAGCGCTGGATTAAGTGTAAGCGCCTTCATCTGGTTCGCGTTATACGCGGCAACCAGGTCGTGGTCTCCAACTGTAACACCAGGCGGCACGGTGCCGCGCATTTGAGCCAAAACTTCAGCCTGTTGTGCAGGCTCCAGGTCTTGGAACAACTGCACATTCATCCCAGCGCGAGCCGGAGCAGGCGTGGGGGCTGCCGAGGCAACTGGAGGAGTCACAGGAGGCAAAGCTGCCTCGCTCGCTCCCGCAGTGCTGCCAGCGTTCATAGCTCCACTTGTGGATTGCGGAGATGAGACTTTTGGCGCAGCCGGAACCGGGCCTTCAAAAGTAGCGGGCTTCGTAGAGTCTCCGGCCCCAATACCGGGCCGAGTTACAGAGACATTCCGCTTGAGCGGAGCAGGCGTAGTGCCGGTGAGACCAGGCATCGGGCTGAAAGAGCCGACAATCTTCTTGCCGAGAGCTTTCAAACCAGCCCAACCGCTCATCGCATCAGGAAAACTCCCAGAAGGAATACCACCGGATTCACCTTCTGCGAGCGGAGCCGCGGAAATCGGTGAAGGAGACGGAGTAGATGCAGCCGCTTTTGGAGTAGTCGTGTTATCCGGCGGAGTCATCGCCGAAGGTTGCTTGACCGCCGCAGCGTTCAAATCGGTTTTGCCCGCAGTGCTGGGAGTATGGACATCCACATCCGGCGAAGGAGCGCCAGCCGGAGGAGGCGGAACAGAAATTCCATTGCTGTCAGCTTTACGAGCCGCTGCCAAAGCTGCCGCACTTGCTTCAGCTTCAGGAATACCCAGAGAGATAAGATGATTCTGTAATTCCTGAGCGCGTGTCTGTTGTGCAGTGTAAAGGGCATTTTGTTTCTGGGCTTCGGTTTGAGCCGTAACCCAGGGACGCTGCACTTTCCACTGATACAGGGCAGAATTGATGTCGCCAAGTGCCGACCGTGCGCCACTGGCTGCTAAAGAATTGTCGCTTGATGCGCTCATAAAATCACAATCCCATCGCTGCGGCCCCTAATGCGAGACCGCCAAGATTACTGCTGCCGCCTTGTTTCTGGCCGCCTGATTGCGGCTGCAAATAATTCGGCATGGAAGAAGTGGGCGTTAAATTCTGCAATGGCTTATTGCCCTGGCTGTATCCCTGGGAAAACATAGGACTCAATGCTGCAAAAAGACCAGCCAATCCACCACCAGCGGAGTTATCACGGCCCCAGGCAGACCCCAGGCGTTGCCACACACTATCGGGCGCGGCTGGAGCAGGGCTAGCAGTCGGTGCAACGACACCGCTTAAATAAGGAAGTCCAGAATCGTCCCACATATTAAATCGAGGAAATGCCGTTCAAGATGTCGGAACCGAGACTCGGATTGTCCTGGCTCTGCGTCGTACCAGTCGTGCCGGTCGTATAGACCTGACCGCCCGAAGACAGCGCGCTCAAAAGATTACCGGCTTGCGCGAGTGGTAACGACAACGCACCAGTGACCCCTTGTAAATAATTGATAGGCGTCCCGGTCGCCGCAGCGAGTTGGCCCGGCGCATTGACCTGGTTCTGTCGTTCACCGAGATAATTTTGAAGATAGGTATTCGCGTTCTGCGCGTTAGCGTTTGCGGTCGCTGCCGCAGTGTTCGCCTGCTCTGCTTGCTCCATTCCGGTTGAAAATGACTGACCGTTTTTCGCAAACTGACTTCGGATGCGTGCGTTCTGGTCGGCGACTCCCTGTAAAGCGGAGGCTCGTTGGTAGGCAAGCGCGCGGTCAAGCACCGGAGACCCGTTCAAGTAATCACCCGCAGCAGTGCGGGTTGCATTATTTGCTGCGATGCCCCATCCTGGTAGGGCAGCCGCCGATGTCATCGCATTGGCTGCACCCTGACCGGCCCCGGCAAGTTGTGGCAACCACCCGGAAAGGTAATTGAAAAGTTGTGAACGAAGCTGGGGAGCACCAGTTGCAGAGTAGTCTTGAGACCCGTTTGCATTGATGGAAGTAGGGCCGAGCGGGTCAATCCATTGATTGGAATTCCGCTGTGTCTGCTGGCCGCCTTGACTTGAACTGCAAAAACCCATAATTTTCCCCTTAAAACCCCTTCCCTCAAGCCTATGAAATTACAGGCTAAAATTCAAGCAGAATTACCGACCGGCTCCTTGTCGAAATCGTAATCCCGATACTTCCGGCTCATAGCCAGAGCGTGCTCATACCCGCCGACCAGGAAAGCAACTCCAAAAAAGACATTGATATATTCGCTCTTCAATACCTGGGCCGAGATACGGTCGAGCACGTCTTCGCGGTTCTTCATGTCTTCACTGGCGACATAAGAGATGAAACTGGTGACGATTATGGGCCACAAAAATGCCTTGTGCTTTTGCAGGAAAGGGTTTGACATCAACACTTGAAAGAGCTTCAGGTCGAGTCCTATAATGACATCAGGAGTGACGGGTTTGTCGCGGTCAATAAGGTCGTCTTCCTTATGAACCCACAAAAAGAGAGCCGCCAGGAATTCATAAGCATCCAGGTCGCCGCGAGCGATTTCCTCGAAAGCTGTTTTAGGCTGGAACATTGGGCAGCGGATTCACCTTGTCGTAAGCGGCTTTGATTTTCTCAAACAACGGGACGCCAACTTTTGCCGCGGGAATCCCTTCGGCTTTTATGGCGGAGTCAATAAGTTTCGCCAACTCATCGGCTTCCTTGGGTGTCAGTGTCAGGGTTATTTCCATAATTAAAAAATGAACGCGCGCCGGCGAATGTCCCCGGCAATAGTCTCTTCTCCGCCATTATCCAGGACAGGAGCGCCGTCGAGCCATGCGTCGAATTCGGGCCTGCCGATGTCCACAGCAGGAACCCCGTTCAACCAGGCATCAAATTCTTCGACTATCATATAATGACCAAGTGGTCGAACAACGCCGGGCTATTCGTGTGCTCGATGTTGTTCCAAAGTTCGACCCACACCACGCCAGTTGCAGTGAACGTCAAAGTCAAAGGGCCGATAGTCACCCAGCCTGCCCCGCCTGGCGATGTAGCGACCGCATCAGACCCCAAACCGACCGCGGAATTTTTCTTCACGATAAAGGTGGGATACGGTGCAAGATTTCTTGCCTGCTTGACCTGTAATGAAATGTTCCGTGTGCCTGTCGCTACCGACCAGCGAAATCTCCAGAAGCCGGGATAGGTAATCTGTATGCAGGGCACGTTTGGCGAGCCATCAGCATCATTACGCTGCACACCAACCTGAAGATGCCGGCCAAAACTTCCCTCGCCTGTCCAGGTAGAAGGGCCGCCGAGTGTGATGCCGCGCAAAACACCGACGCTACCGACTGTCGCGCCTGACTTCTTTGTCGAGGCCGGCAGAACAATGCGGGGCAACGCTACCCCACCACTGCTTATACCAGACGATGGCATTAGTTCGTGTCAACGGTATTGCTGGTTTCGATACAGTAAAGACCGCCAGAAGTGCCTTGCAGGAGCACTGTAAAAGTCTTGCCGGCGTAGTCGTTCGCACCGTTAAAAGTCTGACCGTCAGAAAAACTGCTGACCGCATGACAAAGATGATAGAGTCCCCGTAAGCGACCGCGGACTGACCAGGATGAGTCGCTCACCCAGACCGGACTAAGATAATACGAGTTGTCCGCGGCATTAGGCGCGGGCATCGCCCCGCTCAATGCGACCGGGCTGCTTCCATTGATGAGGGAGCCGGCCTTACTCAAATCTCCCATGCAATAAGCGACGATACTTCCGCTCGTGCCGGCAAAATTATCGGCCACATAAGCGCCGGCGATGTTGCTGGAAATCAGCGGATTTATCATACGGTCAACGTGACCACTCGTGAGATTGATGGAGCCACTATTGACAAGGTTGCGTCCGATTAGCACACAGCGATTAACGTCACTGCTTCCCCAGAGAGAAAACATATCGCCGAAAGCCAGGTCGAAATAATTCGATGCATTATCACCAGTCTTCACGAACAGGTAGAAGGTAGTAGCATCCGCATAAAGTGCCCAAGTGCGAGACGTAGAATCCGCCGTCGTGCTTTTACGGCAAACAACGTGGCCTGTGGTTAGCAACTGTCCCGGTAAAGGAAATTGACCCGTGCCGGTTCCAACAGGGCCGGAGATTGCAGTAATGCTCTTCCAGCCAGTGACCCAGGCTTCACGAAAAGAGGCACTGACATCCGGCCCGTTATCATTCACAACGATGCCGAACCCAGAACCACCATTCTGCACATAGCAGCCGATGTTACCGCTGTTTGAAAAAGGCTTAGTCCAACCTGCCGCAGCATGGCCCGTATAGCCATTCACCAGGCAGGCATCCAGGATTGATAGCAATGAACCCGCAGCGCCAGTCATTGCGCCGGGGCCGCTGGCATCAGAGGAAGTATAAAGACGAAATTGTGAGGCAGACATATAATCAGTATCTTTTGCCGGTCAGTAAATGTCAACAAAAATTACGGGGCAGCAATCTCCACAATCACTGTCCAATTCTGCGTTGAAGCAATCGTGCCCACATTGAAACGCAATTTGTCCCCGCTGTTGATAGTGCCCAGACTGGTCGTATTGGAACCTTCATAGGCTCCGCTTGAAAGTGTAACAGTGCCTACGGTGCTCGCAGAAAAAACACCGCTGCCGGTCGATTTCTCGATGGTCACAGCGGGAGCACCGCCGGCGACCCCCACACGGAGCCGGATAGCTTTGATTGAATAATTGACACTGGTGCCATCCGTAGCAAACGGCATGACTACTTCTCCGCTGTCCGCACCGAGCACAGGAGGGGTAAATGCAGTGCAAAGAACCACAGCGCGCACATTCTGTTTTGTGGACTGCTTATTATTGAAGGTATTCCAATCAGTAGAAGTCAAAAATCCGTTCTGACTGGTCGTTGCTGCCTTCACCTGGATTGTAGTCCCGGAGCCTTGGACTGCCCCAGTCCCGCCGATGATGGTGAGAATAGATGAGCCGGTTTCAGTCAAATTCCCGAACGTAGGACTGGGCACTACCGACCAGGCTCCATTGAGCCGGCCATAAGTGCTACCATCGCTAGGAGCATCCAAAAGGTAAGCGCCCGGCGGCTGCTTGTTGTTAAATGTAGTCCAATCGGTCGAAGATAGCAACCCGGTTTGAGTTGCACTCGCAATCTGGGAGCTTAGAGCACCGCCCATGTCAGCGACTTGACCGATTTTTCGTATGGCCTGCTCCGCCTGGCGCGTCCAGACTTCAATCGCTTGCTGATACTGTGGCAATAACGGCGCACGTTTCGGCGTAGGCGGTAGTGTGATTACCGTGGCGCTCAATATAGACCCCCTTGGCGACAATGAATTTCAAACGAAGAGAGCCGCCATTGAACTCCTGGGTCACTGCTGGAGAACCGAACCCGGATATACCGGCCCGCCCCGCCTGGATTGACCTTGATGGGGATAGGCGCGCTGCCATTCACGAGCACTTGTTTAGGGGCCGACCACATGCCGGTTTGTTTAGGATTAGTCGGGTCGAATTCCAGCATCGGCTCGCCCAGGCTGCCTTGACCGCACACTTGCACGGTCATGTAGGACGGAATCACCGAAGGATTCAAAACCTGAAGACCCAGGACAACTGTGTCCACATACTTCCAGACATCGGGGTCTTGCAAATCAAAATCCATCGTCTCGGAAATTGAAAGATACCCCGCCCCATCCCGGTCATACGTCAAACCAAAAACTTTTATGGTGCCATCGTCGCTGGCAATCACCGGCACATGGTCAACACCGCCGGCTTCCCAGTCTTCCCAGGCTTTCAAATCGTCCAGCAGACTCCAGGTAAGTGTATCCGCAAGCTGGTTCCAGGCGACATCCGATGACCAATCTACCAGACCGAACGCGGTGAACTCTACCGCCGGGTCGTAGTCGTCAATCGTCGCGGAGTCTTCTAAATAATTCCAGACCATCACCCGAAAACCGCCGCTGATTGGATACTTGACCCAAATCTCGTTTTTGTTCTCGTGATGAAACAACTTGATGGCGTCCAGCCGAGTGCGGTCAAGCTCATTGTAAAGCTGCCGAGTGGTCTGCAAACAGACAGGCTGCGGAGTGGGGCCGCCGCTATAAGCATAAAGCTGGCGATGACCCAGAAATACCATAGTGCCATCTTTCCGGTCAACAACCGCACCGCGACCAATCAGACCTTCGCCCATCACTTCGTTGTGGATGAAAAAGGTTCCGTTACCCTTGCCCGTGTATTGGACACTTTGAATGGAACGCTCTTTGAACAGATAGGCATAATCACCCTGAGGTATGCCGCGGAAAATCGGGCCGTTCATCTGCGCGCCTGTAACCCGCTGCTCCCCGGCTTCGTTCGCGTCAATCGTAAAAAACTCCCGGCCATCCGCCGGCAATGTCTGACCGCTCGGCGTAGCTCCAGTCAAGTCCATCAGCTTCAGGATAAGACTGGTGTTATTCATGCTGACCACGGTGTAATAATTGTAATAGGTCACTCCACCGCGCGTATCAGACAACGTAACAAACTGACCTGCGACCAGGGCGACCGGCTGGGGCAGATTGTAACCCAGGCCCGACGCTGTAATCGTATTCACACCATCAGGACTGCCGGAACAGTTGACAGTAACAGTGCCATCATATTCGATTGCAGAAATCGGAGAGAAAGTCACAGCAACAGAATGATGCGTCCCCGGCGTAATCGTCCCGGAGAAGGAGCCAGAATAGCCGGCGGGGTAGGAAATGCTGGTCACAACCAGGTTAGTCGCGCCGGTGTTTGAAATCTGCAAATACGATTGCAACGACTCCCCGACCGGCACAAGCCCGAACGATAGGTTGCCGCTCAAATTGATTACAGGCCCGGCGGGAGTGCCAGAGCCTTGAACAGCAATCGTGTTTATCCCTAAAACCCCGCCTGCCGTGGCTACGGTAATAAGACCACCATACGACGCGACTGCCGCAGGCGTGAATCCGACAGAGACAGATGCAGAACCATACGGCCCAATTACACCGCTGAATGACCCGCTAAAAATCGAACCACTGGGCAGCGTGAGGCTTAATACATTCACGGCTGACCCACTTGGATTGTAGATAGTCAGTGTCCCTGTCGTTGTGCTTCCTACTGTTCTACTTCCAAAATTTAACGAACCATTATCCGTAAGGAAAATTGTAGGGCCAAGTGATGGTGTTCCCACCCCAGAGACCGGGATTGAAGCGGGGCTGGCGGTCGCTGTTGAATGAACGATAATGTTGCCGTCAAAACTCGTGGCCGCAGTAGGAGCAAAAGTAATTGAAACTGCGCGAGTCGCGCCGGCTGCGATGGCTCCTGTGAACGACCCGGAATACCCGGCTGGCAACGTGATGCCAGTTACATTAACCGTTGCATTGCCGGTATTCGTAATCAAAAGAGCACTGTTCAAGCTGTGGCCGAGCACGCATGGCCCGAATCCCAAAACCCCACTTAAAACAATGGAGAAGGTAGAGCCGGTGCCCGTGCCGGAGACAGGAATCGTAGATGTCCCTACCGTGGCGTTTGATGCGACCGAAATCGTCCCTGCATAAGCGATTGCCGAAGTCGGAGCAAATGTAACCACCATCGGCGCGGAAGCCCCGACTGCAACCGTGCCGGAGAAGGAGCCGCTAAAACCAGTTGGCAAAGAAACTCCCGTGACTATCAGGGGAACAGTGCCGGTATTGATGATGTTGAGCACCGCAGCAGATGTATGCCCGACTGCCACACTTCCAAAAGTCATGGAACCGGACAGGCTGACACTGGCGACCTGGGCCACAGGATTTGTGACAGACACCGTCACCTGACCACCCGGCGCAGGCTGGACAAAATCGGCAGTAAGCGGAAGCACCGCGCTCACCGCGGTCGTGTCCACTGGAAGCCAGTCGGTAAAATCATCTACGTCGCTGTATTTGAAACGGTCGTCTTTGAACAAACAGACGTGACCGGCAAAAACAAAAACACCGTCCCATTTCGCATCATTAGACGGGAGACCAGGCAAGTCCATTGAGACGGTCGCCGGCGGCAACCAGTATTGCGCGCGGTTGTCTTTTTGGGCCAGGATAACCTTGTCGTTGAAATTGTCTGCGTGCCAGGAATAGCCTCGGCTCGCCTGGATACCAGTGAAGAGTAGGTTCAAATCAGCCACGAACTGCTGAGTATCTGAATTGAACAGCGGAATCAACTGCCACAAATCCGTAGTAGAGCCGATGACGACCGGCTTTGCCGGCGTATTGATAAGGTTCGCCTGGAAAATCAAATTCAATTCTCCGCCCAGGAAAGGGAAAGGATTTCCATAAGTTCTGGCGTAGAGCGCCGTAAGTTCCAAAGTGCTCAATACGCGGCCCCAAACGGTCGTCTCATCCAAATCGAAACTCGTGTCTTGTGAAAAAGATGGGTTGGTTCGGTCTTTGGCTCCTAATTGAAAGACCGGAACAAAAGAGCCTACTGTCGAATCCGCAGCCGCCGTGAACGCTCCCGAAACTGTATCGGCGTTCAATACGAGCGTCAAGATGTCCAAGGTCGTGTCATACATGACCGCGAAAAAATTCCAGTCGTTATTCACAACCGTTGTGGTTGAGAGGCTGGTGATGAACGCGCTCGGAGAATTGAGGATGGAAAAAGTCAGCGTTCCGTCGCTATTGAGCACCAGTTTCCAGGCCGGTGAAATGAGGAGCGTCGTAGTGCCGATGCTCGTGGATTTTGGGCGAACCCAGCCGGCGACACTGAATGACCCAGCGTGAAGATTAGTCAGTGCCAGGTCAGCATTTCCGAGAAAAGCGGATGCAGGAAGCATATTTACTCACGCATCCCCCGTTTAGCTGAAGTTTCTGTCCCACGTCCAGCGATAAACCAGGGTCAAGGTGTAAAGATTGGTCTTCTCCTGATTCTGGTCAAAGAAGAAACACGGCCCATCAAAAATGCTGCCTGAACTTCCAAAACCCGTTGCGATTTTACGGATAACAGACGAGTTGCCCTGGATGGTAGAAAACGTGACGCGCGCAGTGCGGGTGTATGACCCATTTGTATAAGTGTCACCACTCACCGAGAGAGACGCATAAACTGGAGTGCTGGCACTTGCAGTTGACCAGGTAGGAAACGCCGTTGTATCAGTCGAGAGACCGATGGCGGCGTTAGCAATGCCCTTTGGTTCACAAATCGGAAAGATGTTCAAGGTTGTGCTGTTCCCATTGACATCCACTTGTGAAAGTCCGACACCTATAAGCTGCTCGCGCCCGTTCGTATTGGTGAACAAAATCACACCCGACCCGTTGGAAGTAATGTCAATGGCGGAGCCTGAAGGCGTAGCCGCTAGTTTGAAAGTGTCCGCTGTATTCGACAGGACATAATAAGTCGTCCCGAATGAAAGACCACCCGGAGGCGTAGTGCCTTGCAAAAATACCGCCGTGTTCGCGGCGAACCCGTGTGCGACGAGTGTAATCAAATCCGTGCTGGCATCAGCAACCACAGGATGCTGCAACGAGGGCCATCCAGAAATGGACGCACTCTTGGTGACTGGAGTGGTAGGGCCGACAGTCACAATGACGTTGTATATGATACGCAACTGCTGACCGGAGATGACCGGCACCGGAGCGCCGGCGAGGATGCCGCGCGTGTTCAAATTTGCCGCCGGCGTGCTCGAAGTTGAAAA